TTTGAGTTGCGGATGCGGACTGAGTGGATAGCGACCATCACAGCCGTACCGGAAATGGCACAGCTTGTGGATTGGGCAGAGGTGGCGAAAGATGTTACCGCCAGATTCACGGGGGAGGAGGCAGGCAGGTTCATTATGGATGAGCCAGCGGCACCACCACCACCAGACCCTAACGCGCAGGCTGAACCACCCATGCCCACTGACCCCAACCAGATGGCAATCGCCGGGGCACAGCAGGTTGGTGGACAGGAGATGGGTCGGGCTGTTGAGACTCAGGTAATGGCTGACCAACAGTTCGCAGACCAGCAGGCGCAGGAGCAAGGGCTAATCTAAAAACAACGAAGGTAACAACATTAAATCACAAGGGGAGTTACGACATGGCAATCTATGGTGACGGTGTATTTGAGGATGATGAAGTCCAGGCTGATGTCCCCGTTGTTGAACAGACGGAAGAGGATAAGCTGCGCCAGATGGGTGCAGAACTAGGGCTATTCAATAAGGAAGACCCTGGTGATGTGGAAGCCGCTCCGGTTGAGGAAGTTGTGGAGCCAGTGGAGGCTGTTACGCCACCTGAGTCCTACTCCTTCAAGACTGAGAGTGACTTTCAGGAGGCAGCACTCAAAGCACTGGAGACAAAACTGGGGGTTCCTATTGCGGCTGTCGTGGAGATGCTCGAAGATTTTAGTGGATACCGAAATCAGAATCTTATCGAACAGCAGAAGCAACCACTCAAGGGCGAGTGGGGCGACGAGTTTGACGACCGTTACGACCAGGTAGTTGCCAAGTACCAGACACTCTCCCCTGATATGCAGAAGGCTCTCGACAATACCGAGGGTGCGAAGCTTATCTGGGCGATGATTGCACAGGATGGTGGCAGCTCAGTCCCAACACCCCCCCGTTTCGACCGTCAGGGTTCAACAACCAACCGTTCCGCAGCCAAGTTCCTGTACACCCAGTCACAGATTGAGAACCTCTCATTGGCAGAATACCAGAAAAATGCCAATGATATCAACGATGCCTACTCCCGAAACCTGGTAGACCTGGCTAATTAATCTTGTACTAAGGACAGTTAAACGCTATGAGTGGATATTCAGGTGAGATGATTGGGAAGTCTGAGGCGAGAGCTTTTATTCCCGAACAGTGGCAGCAAGAAATCTACCGCTACCGTATGGAGAATCTAATTCTCGCTAAGTACGTGATGAGCATCAACTTCGGGTTGAAGCAGGGTGATAGCATTCGTCGTCCCAAAATCTCGCGGTTAGCCGTGGGACAGAAGATGGCTAAGGCTCCCATCGAGTACCAGGCAGTTACGGAATCGGAATGGAGAATGGTGGTTGAGCGCTACACGTACTCCGCAATTATGATTGAGGACATCGTTGAGCTACAGGCACACACCAACCTCCGTGCTGAATACACCAAGGAAATCGGGGTAGCCCTGGCTCGTGACATTGATTACGCTGTCATGGCGCAACGTCAGGCTATCATTGCCTATGGTGCTGCTGCCAACAACACCACGACCTCTAACTCCCACATCGTCACGGCGGGTACAATCTCTGAGAACGAGATTCTTGCAGCAACCGAAGTCCTCGACCGTCGGCGAGTACCCAAAGAGGGTCGTATCTGGATTATGCCCGTGGCGGCGATATCCAGTCTCCTAACCAACAACCGATTCGTCAACAGTGACTTCATTGATGGTCGTCCTACCCAGTCGGGTGAGGTTGGTCGCCTGTATGGTGTGCCCGTAATCATCAATAACAACATGGGTATTAATACCACCACTGGTTTCTTCAATGGTGATAACGGCGTGGGTTCTCCCTCCCCTGGTGTGGCTGGCTCCCTGTACTACCCCACTCAGGAGGATGTGCCTGGTACTTACGGTCTACCCGTGAACTACTACACCTCCATGCTCCTTCACCCAGAAGCCATAGCGATGGCATCCCAGAAGAAGCCCGCAGTCCAGGCTGAGTATGACATTGATTATCAGGCTACCAAGGTGGCATCCACTCAGATTTATGACCTGAAGCTGTATCGCCCAGACCATGCCGTTTGCGTAAGTCACGACGAAGATTCACTTATTTAATTAAGTGTGCTATACTTAATCCATGTGGGGGGCGTAACTGGTTTTTCTATTACCCAGGTTCCCCACTTTTTTATGTGCTACAATCAGAATACAAATTAATCAAGGTAGTTGCTATGCATCACGACTGTATACTTGTTTACCTGAGTGCAGAACACACCTACGTCCTGGAATCCCCTGGCATGGAATTTGTCCTCCGTGCAGACCTTAATGCTGACCGCTCTACCCTCATCGATTCACTCACCATCACTGAATTTCCCTGCTTATTGCTGCTGAGTTACCCTGATGGTGCTACCGAGGATAATGCCACGGCAACCACCCTGCCCATCTCGCTCCTCCGGTGTGAGGAGCCAGAAATAGAGTACGAAGATTAAAAAGTGTGCTATAGTATTAATTACTCCTAGATAGAGTACCTCCCCCTTCCCTTACCGGAGGGGCTTTTTTTGTGGGCTAATCAGAAGACAACACCTAATTTTTTTTTGTATTATCATGCCGTCATCCACCACCACCCTGCTACAGGCTGCGAACACGGTGCTGCTCACTATCAATGAAAGACCCCTGCCCAACCTATCGACCGTATTGGGGCAACAGGTACGGGCTTGCTTGTCTTCTGCCCTCCAGCGCCTAGTCGAGGAATCCAACTGGACTTGGCTGGAATCTACCCAGGGTGCTGTCTCCTGGAACTCTGTGGGACAGGCAACACTGGCTGACGATATCCAGCGTGTCCGGCTAGTGCAGTACCAGCGTGTCGATGGGAGTTGGGACAGGCTCCGATTCCTTGATGCAGACTCGTTCGATGAGTTGCAGGACGAGCCATATTTAGTGACCCAGACTACCTACTACCCGAACTGGTATACCCTGGACGACTGGAACCTAGTCAGGGTCAGCCCCTACCCCACCAACGTCATTGACCAGGCAAAAATCAGGTTCAAGGTTATCCGCCGAATCTCCCTACCCACCGTTGAGTCTGCCGTCTTAGACTGCCCGGAGCAATTCATCGAAGCCCTGATTAAGAAGGCGGCACAGGAGTTTTCCCTGCGACACGCTGAAGACCCAGCCCTCAGCCAGATGTTTGGTCAGGGTTATGAGCAAGAGGTACAGTCCCTCCGAAATCGCCACAGACCGGGGCAGACTAACAGCTATTCCATGTATCGTGGTCAGAGAGGTAGAGAGTAAATGGAACAGCAACAGGCAGTACAGACAGACCGGACAGGCTTTACGGCTGCCGTATCTGGTGGTCTTAACACAACAGCATCCAGGCTGGCAATGCCCGAAGAGGACAGCCCAGACCTGCTCAACGTCAACATCAACTATGACGGCTCAGTCAGTAAACGAGAAGGATTTGACATCTATGAAGGTACCACACCAGCCGAAACTCTTTCAAGCCCTCGTCCTCGTGGAGCAACCTCCTCTTCCAGTTATTACACCTACGGAACCAAAGCAACCCCGTTCTCAGTTGTCTTCCATCGCTATCAAAGTACGCCTGCTGCCGGGGTAGGGATGGAGATGACCCTCCTGAGGAACAAGGTTTTCTCTAATCCCCGTGGGTGGACTAGCGCGGGTGCGACTGTCTGGTCAAGCCTAGCGACCGTCAAGCCAGATATTACCGTTATCCAGGACAGTGACAGGATACGCCTGCTCTACCTGACCGGGACTAACGTTCCCGTGCAGTTCACCATCAAGGAGCGTGACCTGACCTTCGCGAGTAACCTGGCTGAGTACGGTGCAATCGCGGGTTCACCCACCCTGAACGAGACAAACCAGTGGTCTGGAATCAGAGCCAATAACACGTTCCTGATTAATAAGACGACCCTGGTGGTGTATTCAGGAGCCTTCTCTGTCAACAAGATAGCCGCCACGGTGCCCAATGGGGACTATTGGTGTGTGTTTGTGAGTTGGCAGTGGTGGTGTTGTGCCCAGTATGTGCGGGGGGACTGGTGCCAGGATGTTCGTAACAGGTTTGCCGTGGATGCCGTGCGGGATAGGACTATACCCGTACCCACGAACTTGCTGAACGGAATTGTGGGGACTGAGTACAGCGCTACACTGCTCCCATACCCAATCACCCTGAACAATACCGCTGGATACACGGGTGGGTACACCTTCACCCAGACCGGAACCGGAGCCACTGACTTCCAATTCTCCAGTGGATTCACCAGCACCTCCGGCGTGGTCAACCAACCCTCCCCCAATTTTGTGACCTTTGGGGTTATGCAGGCGGGGATTGTCCGGTTCGACAGGGGATTCCGGGCTGACTTCAATAGCACGATAGAGATTGATGAATCCCAATGCTCTGCCACAATAACCAACGCCATTGACGGATTTATTGTCGCCAGCCGGAACACGTCGGGCAGCGGAACCGCATCACCCTCATGGCAGAAGAGGGTATTAAATTACGCCATTGACCTCCCTGGCTCTGGTGCGGCGATGAAGTGGTGGTCGTTCGATGGTATGAATAACGGGGCGGGTTCCCAAATCAAGGCAGACTGGGATATCTACTTCAGCTACACCCAGCTCAACTCAACCTACGTAGGGACTGGGGCACTCAGCGCTCCTACTGGTGTTGACCTGCCCTTAGATGGATACCCGTGGGCTGCTCCGGGCTTGTGGGAGATTGCCAACTACGAGCAGGGGGACTTCCCTGACACCGGAACCATCTTCCAGGGTCGCCTATACCTGGCTGGTTTCTCCAAACTACCTGGTGCCATCCTCGTATCAGACCTCTACGATACGACACAAGTAGGGGTATTCTACAAAAGTTTCCAGCTAGAGGTTACTACCGGGGAGGCTGAGTCACCATTCGACATCTCTGTGGGGCTACAGAGCGCAGACGACATCATCAAGTGTGTGCGTGAGTGGCAGAATTCCTTGTGGATTTTCTCCAAATACTCAGTGTATCGCCTGACGGGTGGGAACGCAGGGATATCCTACGGTACGTTCAGCCTCCAAGCCACTGCCGGGGTGGGGGTTATCAACAGCCAGTCGGTTGCCCTGACAGACCAAGCCCTGATGTTCCTCTCAAACCAGGGACTCTACAAGCTAGTGCCTGCCGGGGGTTTGTCTGATGCCTATGCGGTCGAAGAGGTATCCAGCAAAATCCGCACCGTGTTTGAGGACAGGCGGAACATGGAGAGTCTTGCCTACCTCGTGTGGGACTCCGTACGCCAGAACCTATACATGGCGCTACCGACAACATCAACCACCCGGACGACGGACTTCTTCGTCTACTTCGCCCAACGGAATGCCTGGTCAAGGTGGGCTGACGGCAGTGGTGAGGGCTTGTTCACCAAGCACGCCTTCATGAGCTACAACACCCCCTCTGACTCCGACCTGTACATCGCCCACCTAGTCACAACACCAACATATCAAGGGGATACAGTCTATGAAGGTTATCGCATCTCTCGTTACCCTAATCAATATTTTGTCGATGTGTGTACTGGTGCCGTATTCTCTGGAAACTGGGCAAAGCCTTGCCAGAGAGTCGTCTATTACACACTTGAGGATGATGTATTTGAATACTCAACCACCGTTGAAAGTTCAGGGCAGGTAACCGGATTCAAGATGCTCCCCTTCACGGATGTCCAGGATGTCGAGGTCTACCAGAACACGGTTAAATTACAGTTCGGGACGGACTACTACAAGACCCTCCAATCGACCATTGTATTAAACTTTGAGTCAGCGGGACAGCCCATCGTCATTGAGCAACGCACCACCGAACTGAAGCCCACCAGCAGTGTCGTGGGATACAAGCGTATCGTGACGGCAGAGCAGACGACAGCACCCACCTCACCCACCATCGCAACGACCAATCCAATCGTCTACGGGAACCCGCCAATCAGTGGGGCAGCAGAGCCTCTGTACGCCGTGGCAATCCAGTATCCCGCCTACCACAGCACCATCACCATGAGCAGGGGTACGCTGGCGAATTACAAGCGGATGAAGACCTACTTCGGGTATTACCGGAATGAACTGGGTAAGTACCTGGAGCGGTTGGACATTCTGGTTGGTGAGAGCCTGGAGCTTATTGGCACGACGGTCAATAGCATTGGGGTGTCCATCGTTGTCCTGTTCAATGACGAGGCAGACGGCTCTCCGGTCATGTCCGAAATCCTGGGGTCGGATGACCTGTTCTGGGATGCGGCAAACTTAGGTCAGGCGACACCACCCAAGCAGTCCACCCAGTACACCCGTGCGTTCGTCCCCATTATCGGCGGGGCTTACAGCTTCAACGTCGTCAACTTCTCCTTCGATGAGAAGACCTGGAGGCTAGTGGGGTACGAGATGCAGGTCAAGGTAAAACAGGGTAAGGGACTATCCCGGACAGACTAGGCTAATCAGAAAACAATACCTTATTTTTTTTGTATTATGCCCCCCGCAGTAGTCGGTGCCGTAGGACTAGCCATGAGTGTTGCTGGTTCGGTAGCCCAGATGTCATCCCAGTCTAAAGCAGCCAGAAGCCAATCCCAGGCTCTTGAGGAGCAGATACAGTCCTCTCAGCAACGCCTTACTCTTTCATACCAAAATCAACAGATAGTTAAGGAACAATCTAAAATTGCCCAGGCTAAGGAGCAGGAGCAACTAAAGGCAAACCACCAGCAAAACTTGCTTGTCATCAACGAACAGCGGATGCAGGCACAGTTGGCTGGTATTCAGTCCCAAGCGGAGTCGAGCGGCATTCGTAATGACGCTAAAGCGCAGGCGGCAAACTTGCTCAAGGATTACAGCAACCAGACGAACCAGCTTCTCACCCAAAATGAGAACGAAATGGCGGGACTTAACCAAGCCACAGACAGCATGAATTCCCAGGAGAGTGCCGGGAAAGTTGCTAGAGCTGGCAGACAAGGTAGCCCCAACACGGTTTCGTCCGGTGCCCGTGAGCAGACACTCATAAACCAACAGGTAGCACTAGACCAAGGAGTCCAAGGGAACGCAGCCACACGGGACTTCCAAGCCCGGAATGCAACAGAGTACGGTAACAAACTGTCGGAGAACCTTATTAAGCAAGCCGAGACGGCAGCGGGGTACATCGAATCAACCCAGGCAAACCAGAACCAGACGGATGCTAACACATTCGACGGGGGAGTGGTTGCGGAGAATTTCCAGAACAGACGAAATCGAATGGCTAGCAAAGCTGCATTCTTATCTGCACAAGGGCAGAATAGTACGCAGTACCTCGGACAGTTGGTTGGTGAGAGGGCGCAAATCTCCCAAGCGACTGCCCAGAGAGGGAGTATCCAACGCCCAGGAATACTCAGCTACGCCACCTTGGGGATTAGTGCTGCAACCCAGGCTTATCAGCAGGGTCTATTCTCACTCGGTCGCTCGACAGGTACCCCCTCCTCCCGCATCTCGACCCTACCTCCACCAGTCAATACCAACATCAATTCATTCCCACCCACCAACACGACCTACTCCGGCACTACCGGAAATGAGATGAGAGGATAACCACTATGGCTCAACTACCACCAAGAAACACAGCCCTAGTGGACATCATGGGCACAAACAGTCCCCGGATGAGAGCGCAGACAGTACAGGGCACCCAGACACCCATCAGTCAGGACATCACCGACCAGAAGTTCGCTGAATCCAGACAGTCCGTAGCCAAGATGTACCAGGATACGGTGCAGGGTCTAACGGATGTTGCCACTTCCAAGTCCTCCAGCCTAACCAGACAGGGCAGGGGTCAGGGGGCAGCAGAGATTGCCGGACTCTTTGAGTCTGTGGCTACGGGTGTCAAAGTA